TTAGAAAAAATGGAGAGAAAACGGAAGGGGAGAGACAGATTTGTTTCTGAATGGAAAAGAAGAAAAAGATTGTGCTTTCATAAACGCACCCTCTGCTGCCATATCCTCATACAAATCAGTAATAGGGTCTCCCTTGGATTGCAGATACGCAGCAGTGAAGGGAACACCCGCGGCGGAGGAGGGGTATACGCCTAAGCCATGGTTCACATAATAAGGATCTAAGCCGGCGGCAAGAATTTCGTCCTTTGTTAGCCCCTGTGTCAGCTGATGCACGATGGTGCCCATCATCTCCAAATGGGCGAATTCCTCTGTAGCAATGTCATTCAGCGTTGCCTTTGCCTCAGGCGTTACCATCGTAAATTTCTGGCTGAGATACCGCAGGGAGGCACCCAACTCGCCATCTGCACCCCCATACTTCATTAGGGTATAGGCTTACTGATCAATTAAAAACAGCTCAAGGCTGCTATCGTGTTTATGAAAGATTATCTTATCACAGATGGATTTAAATGCTTTTCGTTTATCTTCCATCTGGCGGGAATCATCACGCAGGATTTCAATAACGGATGCAATTTTTGTTGAAAAGGCGGCTTGGTCGAAGGGCATATTCTGTTGTTCTTCAATTTCCGCGATACGCTCCTTCAATTCTGCGATTTCCTTTTCGATATTCATTTTATTGGAGCGGTATTCCTCCAGAGTATCAATATCACTCAAGTAGGCATCCTTTGCCTTTTTCAATCGCTGTTGTGCTTTGGCGAGGAGCGGCACATAAACGTCCAGTTCATCGGATGCAGGGAGTTCGCGCCGTATGGTGTAGCGGTAGCCTTCGGTATCCGGATGCGCGGCAATTTTTTCAAGTTCGGATAAAATAGCAGGAATCAGTCTGTTCGATGAAACGGCGTGGGAATCATGGCATTGCCCATGACAATATCCTCCGCACTGAAATTGAACCGCACCGCTTTTATATTTTGCACCGACAACCAAGCTGCGACCGCAGGAGGAGCATTTTACCATGCCGGAAAGCCAGTGAATCCCTTCCGTTTCGGGGCGTTTGTGTTTATAATATGTTCTTTTTTCGCTCTTGAAGCGAGCAGCAGCGGCATCCCAGATTTCCTTTGAAACAATGGGTTCCCAGTCACCTTTTGCAACGATAGAGGCTGAATCATTAAAATTTCGATTGATTTTTTTCCCGGGTGTCCAGCGCAGATAGCCTTTATACACAGGGTTGTTGAGAATGTATTGGATAGTTCGGTGTTCAAATACGTTGCCCCTGTGGGTACGGTAGCCCATTTGGTTCATCTGACGGGAGAGGGCGAACATGGAAGTGCCTGCGATGTATTGCTCAAAAATATAGCGAATCATCTTTGCCTCCTCCGGAACGATGGTGAGGCTTTTGTTTTCGTTCTTATATCCGAAGGGAGCGGTTGCCTGCCATTCGCCTGCCTGTGCCTTTTTAATCATGGTCTTATTAACTTCTTCTGCCAAATTCAGAGAGTAGTATTCCGCCATAGCTTCAAGCATGGATTCGTAGATAACGGCGAATTTATCATCCTGTGGGATAGGCTCTTTTACGGAGATTACCTTCACGCCGTCCTTTTTCAGCAGGGCTTTATACAGAACGGAATCCTCTTTATTTCTGGCGAAACGGTCAAATTTATGTACGATGATATATTGAATGTGATTGGATTTTTTCCGGGCCTGCCGAATCATGGCTTGAAATGCAGGACGCTTATCGGCGCGCTTGCCGGAAATGCCCTCGTCCATAAAAATAAATTCTTCGGGGATATGATAGCTGTTTTGGGCGGCGTATTCTTTAATATCCGCCAGCTGAGCTGACGGAGAATAATCGGTTTGCTCATCTGTGGAGACACGGACATAAGCAGCTGCGATAATCATAAAAAAAGACCTCCTTTTGCTTATAAAAATGTATAGCAAATAAAGCGGTCTTATGATACAATACTTTTGCGAGTGGTGGTTGCATCAAGCGACCGCTATATGAATCCTCTTTCCTGTTGGCGCAGGAGAGGGGATTTTTTATTTTATTTATTTCTGATAATTTCTGATGAAATCATCGAATTGTTCTCTTACTTTTCTTTCTGCCGGATACAGATTAAATTTATTTCTCCGGCAGAGCTCCTGTAACCGCTCCGCTCTGATTTCTGCTGATTGGCGGCTGACATGGCAGAGGCTCATAATTTCTGCGGCGGTATGTATATCCAATGCTACAAGAACAGTTGCGGGCATAAGGACATCCCTTGCGAATACATTTGCCTCCAGCTCTTGCATATCCGTCTGGCTGTCGATTTCACTGTTGCGATAATGTATTTCATCAAGGCTATGCCCCAAGAGAGCATGACCTAATTCGTGCGCCAGTGTGAAGCGGCGGCGGTTACGGTTGTGGATTTTGTCATTGATGAAAACCTGAGTTTCATCCTCGTTCCGAAGGACAAAGCCGTCACCTTGCAATGCATCTTCTTTGAACAGCTGTATCAGTTTTGTGTCAGAGTACAGTGTTATTTTTATTCCGTAGAAATCTGCGATTTTGCCTAAATCAACGGGAAATTCTGATATTTTGCAATCATATAAAACTTCCCATGATTTATTTCTTGCTTTTTTGTAATGGTCATACATCTTACATTCCTCCTAAAAGTTATTTAGGAGAAAATTGTAAAATATATGGAAGAAGATTTCCTTATGAAATTACTGGGAATCAGAACAGGTCTTTATCCTGTGATCTATTAGGCGCTTTTTTTGCGCTTTCGGCAAACTCCTTCATTTGTTCTTTTGTTAGTTTCAAATCCTTTTGTCCACGAGCAACCTTAGCGATACTGAAAAGTTCTGGTTCAACACCAAGAATTTCATCAACTCTTTTTTGATTTTGAGGTTGTTCGTGATAAGCAGAAATTACCTTAACTTCGTGAGTAGAAACATCAAAAGACAGGGTAAATTTTCTTTCAACCTCTTGTCGCCCCAATAGATAATCCATATCCACATTGAAATAGTCGGCAATAGCCTCAAGAGTTTCAAGACTTGGTTCACGTTCGCCTCGTTCGTACATATTGATGCTGCTTTTGGAGATTCCGATTATATCTGCTAAATATTGCTGAGAAATGAGAACATTATTTCTCAACAGTTTCAAGCGTTCTGAAAACTTAGACATTGATAACACCTCTTTACCAATATGATACACTAAATGTGTACAAAGTCAATTTGCAAATGTGCACAATATGTGCGAGCACATTTTGTGCATGATTAGTTAAAGTGAAATATTGACAGAATTGTAATGGTGCGTTATTATTGTGTTGAGCACAAATAGTGCTCGAAAAAACTATAAAAAATTCCATCAGAAAGAGAAGAAGGTGATAAATATATGAATAATTTGCTTTTACGGGAACTGCGAGGAGACAGAACACAGGAAGAAATTGCAAAAGCTATTGGAATTACAAAATCATCGTGGGCAATGTATGAGCGAGGAGAAAGAACACCACGAGATGAAACAAAGATGCGAATTGCAGAATTTTTTGGAAGAAGCATTGAGGAAATTTTTTTTAGCACGCCGAGTACAAATAGTGCTCATTCAAAGAAAGTAAGCTAAAAGGAGGTGTGGCGGATGGAAATCAATCAAAAAAACATTAAAGTTGCACAGTCAATCGCAGAAATTCTTGAAAAGGAAAAATGCACAGTTGATGAGACCAGAGAAATTCTCGCTTTTATCAATAGCATTTCTGGAAGGAAATCAACTGTGCAGGTTAGAGAAATCATTTCTGAATTGTGTTCAGAAGTTCAGAAAACTGATCCTGCTGATATTCGTTGATACAACTCAGTTTGATAGCAATGAGGCATTTGTATGTACCATCAGATGTTGCTGTTGTGCGAGTTCTGAAAACACAATCATCGGAGCACTCGTCTTTTAAAAATGGACAGTATGTATTCATGCAATCATCTCCTTTCCTATGTACTTGGCTGCTGCAACAGCCTGTATTTTCAGAATAGGACAGGGGGAGAAAATTGTCAAGCGAAGCGAAGAAAGAAGGGAGGGGATGTAATGGCAGATTTACTTGCCGCTCTCGCCCTGCTGACCTTTGCAGGTGTGGTAGGGCTGGTAGCGGTTCTGATTGTGCTGTACGCCTTTTCACTGGCATCAGAGGTAGTGAGCCGCCGCAAAGAAGATGCCCGAAAGGATAGGTAGCATAGGACAAAAACCGATTGAAATAAGGTATAGAGGAGGTGTTGGATATGGCAAAAAAACCATTAAAGGTAATCACAAAGATTGTGCGGGCAGATGGGGTTGTTCCCTATGATTCCCTGAGCGAGCAGGAAAAGGCGGAATTTGGAAAACGTCTGAATCAGCGAGCCATCAGCGCGGTGGCAAAAGCACATGGCTATACGGTTGATTTTCTGGACGATCCGCCCGATACAGTGACGGCATGACGGGGCATTGCCCCATGAGGTGGACAAGCTATGAAAGGGCAGAAATGAAAAATCAACATATTATTCGGATGCAGAAGCCGGAAAGCTTCAAAAAAGGTGTTCTGCTATCTTCTGAGCCTTTATACCTTCTGGAGTTTTGCCGGAAGAACGGAGAAAGGTGCTTAATGGAGCTGACGAAGCGGCAGATTTTAGACCTTCTGGAAGGGGACGGGATCATACTGATACATCTACAGGCATCCATAGACGAAGAAGGGAATTGGAGGAAAAGAGAGGTGAGATTATGAAAAAACGCAGACGTTTGCGGAAACCGATTCGCTGGGCGTTACGGTTTGTGTGCTATACCGTAGCGGCAATCGTAGCGGATCTGACGGTTATCGGTGCAATTCTGTATTACTTCGGAGATATGTACATCATGACGGCTCTGGGCGTGTGCCTGGGGGTGAATATTCTGACGGAGTATTTCTTCTTCAAGGATGAATTTCGCAGAAAGGTGGTGGAGGAATGAAGGACACAGGATGGAGCATTTACCCGAATCTGGAGAAATGGATATGGATGAACTGTAAATCTATCAGTGACTTTGCCGGAAGAATCGGGGTAGCACATAAAACGGTAATCACATTGATGAAGGGAGAGAGAGGGACAACGAAATATGTCATTGACTTGATCCTGAAGGAGACAGGCATGACATACGAAAAGTGCTTCAAAGAAAAATAAAATATCCCCTTTGGCGATGGCACGCCTCGGGGGAATGGATAAACAATCAATTACATAGTAGCAGAAAAGTAGGATTTATGCAATGAAAATATGGCTTCTCGAAGCAGCATCCCCGAATGATGAAATAAAAATGCGATATAGAAGACTATGGCTATTCTATACAAAGATAGTCAGCCGGAACTTGGAGCGCGCAAATGAGTTTTGGGAGATTCACATGGCGTGGCTGATAAGTTCCGTTTAACCAACGCTGAACGGTAACAGGAGAAATGTTTGCCAGAAGGGCAAGAGTAGAGACATCAATGTGCTGTTTATACATAGCAGATTTTAGGCGGTCTGCAAATGTATTAAAAAAGAAAAAGAAGAAGAACATGGTAATCACCCCCTTTGACCGGGGATGCTGCTTCGAGAAGCCATATAAATTTATTTTATCACAAATCGAAAGAAACAGGAGAAAAGGCGGAGGTTTTGACAATGGGAAAAATCGAGGATGCGATTAAAAAGATAAATTTACAGATTCAGATGAGTCCAAACGATAAATACCGTGCGCTTATCGGGGAGTACATCATTGACCAGATTACAACAGAAGCAGCAGCGGAGCAGATTCTACAGGCGGAAAAGACATTAAATAGGGCATTGGTTGAGATTACAAAGAAGGCAGAAAAACAAAAAATGGGAAACTGCGCTGTCATTGAGGATTCTGTGGTATACGGCTGGGCAAGAGAATATTTCGGCTTAACGGCAAATCCGCAGGCACCTGCGGAAGAACCCAAAAAAGGCGTTTGCGTCAGTCTGGAAGATTTCCTGTAAGGGGGCGAGGGCATGAATCTGAAAAAGATACAAGCAATGCCGTTTGCCCCGTTCTGCGAGGAAAGCGGAGTGCGCTGGAAGGTAACGGTCAAGGAGCCTGTGGTGGACGGGGAACGTCTGCTTGTGGTTGATTTTTTGGAAAACACCGCTTGTAACGTATACGCAAGAAACACACCCTCCTTCCGCATTGCGTGCGCCAAGAAAAGCAAAGAGGTAAGGGGCATCAATCACGAAGGCAGAATGCAGCAGAAGGTTCTGGATTGTTTCAGCGGATCTATGTGGTGGAATGGGTATGTTCTTATTTCTCCGAGGGAGGAGAAGCTGCTGCAACGGTTTTTGAAATCAACCGAAACAGGAAATCATCAGCTGGACAACCTTTGGAAATGGGTTATGCAGACGAGAGAATACATGAAAACAAAGGACAGAAAGGAACGGGGCAAACTGATGGATGAGGACTATCGGCTTTGCCCCGAAGCCTTACCGGAAGGAATGATTGACTACATACGTCGGGAGGTTTTGCCGGAGGACAGAGTAATCATTTATAAAAAAGGAAATGTCCAAGGCACCTGTTCTGTTTGTGGCAGGAAAGTCCATGCAAGGGGCAGACGATTCGTGCAGGGTACAAGGGTTAACTGTCCGAACTGCGGCACAGGGGTTTCCTGCGTTCTGGAGAATGGCTCTGCGTTCGCATCAAATTACATTGAAAATATCGTTGCGGTGCAGAAGGGAACGGATGGAGAAACGGTGTTCTTCCGGCAATGGCTCTTGCATCGGGATAACTCGGCAAGATGGGAGCATATAGAGGATTTCCTCCAAGAAACTGTGAGATATGCCATCAGAGGAAACAAAACAGCCAAATGGCAAAAGCAGGGGAAGGAATCCTACTATATGCGTACAGAGCGGTACGAGCTGGACGAATGGACCAGATGGCAAGACAACCGTATTTATGACGGCAGTTATTTCTTCTATCCCACCGGTATAGAAGAAGCCCTGAGCGGAACGGCAATGCAGTATGCCGATCTGGAGGGGTATCTGGAAGAAAGGGGACACAACAAAAATCCGATTTATTTCTTAGAATACCACGCAAAATACCCCGTGATTGAGTTTCTCTGGAAAGCAGGCTATCGGAACATCGTGCATAACCGTATCTTTGGAATGTCCAAGGAAAACAGAAACGCTATCCGTTGGGAGCAAAAAAAGCTAAGGGATTGCTTTAAATTTCCGCTGCGGATTTTAAAGCTGATGCCGCCGGAGGAATGGAGCTTGAATGATATTCAGCGCGTGAATGACCTTTGGGAAAGATACGGCGGAAAAATCACAGATACCGAGATACAGTTGGTGCTGGAATCGAAGGTGGATATACAGCTTTGGAGCAGGGCAACGGCTTATGCGAGTGTAGGAAAAATCTTGAAGTATATCCAAAAGCAGACGGAGAAACGGAAAGAAGAAAATCCCGAAAGGAGAAATGTATCAAAGGATGAATCGGCACGAATTTATCGAGATTATTTGCAGGAGTGTGAGCAGCTGCACCTTGATTTACACGATAAGGAGATTCTTTTCCCGAAGGATTTGACAGCCGCGCACAACCGCACGATGGAACAGGTCAAATTTGAAAGAAATAAGGCTGACCAAGAGAAATTCCAAAAGGCAGTAGAAAAGCTGGAAAAATTCGCATGGAGCGAAGGAGAATTTTTCATTCGCCCTGCGAGAGAACAGATGGAGCTGACGGCAGAGGGAAAAGCCCTGCATCATTGTGTCGGCGGGTACATCAAACGTATGGCAGAGGGAGAAACCGCAATATTCTTCCTGCGAAAGGTAAGCGAACCGGACAAGCCCTTTTATACATTGGAATTGCAGAAGAAAAGGGTGATCCAGTGTAGAACAGAGCATAACGCATCCTATGACAGAAAACCGGATGTGAAGAAATTTGTGGATATGTGGATGGAAAAAGTCGTGAAAAAAGGCGGAAAAAAGAAGGCTAAGGAGGCAGCAGCATGAATGAAATCACAAGACCGATTGAGGTCATTACACAGGAAATCAATTTTTACAAATCACAGGCAGGCAACGCCATTATCGAGATTGGGAAGCGTCTGCATGAGGCGAAGCTGACACTGCCGCATGGCGCATGGGGTGCATGGTTGCAGAATGAAGTGGAGTTCTCGGAACGTACCGCACAGAATTTCATGCGGATTGCCAAGGAATACAGAAATCCGCAGCTGATTGCGGACATGGGGAACAGCGCAACAAAGGCACTGCTCCTGCTTTCCCTGCCGGCAGAGGAACGGGAAGAATTTGTCGGCGAGGCGCACGAGATTGACGGGGAAGAAAAAACGGTTGCCGCCATGACAACAAAGGAAATGGAGCGTCTGCTGAAGGAACTGGAAGCGGAACGCACAGAAAAAGAGAAATTACAGTCTCAGTTGGATCTGTTTCAGACGGAAAAGGATAACGCTGTGGATGCCGCCTATCAGGAGACAGAGGATAAGCTGGAAGCACTGCTCAGCCAGAAGGAGGCGGCGGAAACAGCACAGAGAGAAGCGGAGGAAAAGATTGCCGCCATGGAGAGTGAAATGGATGAGCTGCGGATGCAGGCAGAGCAGACCGCCCTTCCGGATGAATCCGAACTGGAGAGAATCCGCAGGGAAGCGGAAAACACCGCAAAAAAGAAGGCAGAAGAAGCCATGCAGAAGAAACTGGATAAAGCCAAGAAGGATGCAGAGAAAGCCAGAAAGGAAGCGGCAGAGGCACAGGCAGCCATTGAAGCGCATGAGAGCGCACAGAAGGAAGCGGAGGAAGCCATGCTGAAAGCCAAGGAGGAATTGGCACAGGTAAAGGCAGATACAGAAAAGAAGCTGAAAGCGGCAGGCTCCGCCGGCATTACAGTTTTTAAGGTGCATTTTGAGGCGGTGCAGGGAGAAATCAACAAAATGCTGACCTGCATTGATGGCGTAGAGGAAACTGAAGGCAAGGAAGAAGCGGATAAGCTGAGAAAGGCTCTGCAATCGCTTTGCCAGAGCGTACAGGATAATTTATAAGGAGGGAGCGGTATGACAGATAGAAGGAACAAAGGAAAGTATGAGGTCTGCACGGACTGCGGCGCACATCTGGACCATGGGGAGCAGTGCGATTGCAGGGAAGAAGATTCTCCGCAGGATGCCGTTTATAAGGCAGAGGATATATATAAGGAAAAAACAGGATCTATCTAATAGGAAGAAACAGAAAAAGACATAAAAAAAGCCCGCCTGTTGACGCAGACGGGAAGGTCTTGGGAGACCGTACATATCTATATCTAATATAACACAGAATCCTTGATTTATCAAGGGTTTTACGGTATTCCCGAGACTGTTTTTTCAAGAGACGGCGGTCTCTTTAGACTGTCCATAAAGCAATTAACTGAATGGACACGCTCTTATTTATATAAAGGAGGAATGGGAATGCCAAAGTACAGGAAGAAGATTTGGTCGGGGGATGTGTACGAGGTGGAGGAATTTTACTGCCCTCGGACAATCGGAAAAAAATACGAAAGAGGTCGGAGCGAAAATCTGACATCCGAGGAACAGGCAAGAAGGAATTTGCAAATCGCCAGAAAGAAAATAACACGCAGCATCAATACGAATTTCAATGGGGATGATTATTTCGTTCTGCTGACCTATGCGGCAGAGGTAACGGTGGAACAGGCGAAAAAAGAATTCGGCAATTTCAGAGACAGGCTGAACCGATATCGGAATAAAAATGAATTTTCCAAGTTGAAATATATTGCAGTGGTTGAAACGCAGGGCAAAAAGAATCGTGTACATCATCATGTCGTGATGAATAGATTTGAAGGACTGAGCATGAAGGAGGCGGCAGAGATTTTAGAAGATGTCTGGGGCAAGGGTACAGTTCTGATAAAAAAGCTGTATAAGAACCAGAAGGACAACCGCCTTGCAAGCTACATATCCAAGGAGAATATCGAAAAGGGCGCAAAGCGTTGGAGTACCAGCAGGAATCTGAAAAAGCCGGAAGTGAAGCTGGAGGTTATCAAGGAGACCAAAAGAAAGGTATCCCTAAGACCGCCAAAGGGATTTGATGTGATTGTGCAGACAGAGGACTATTTTGCAGAAATCGGCTGGGTGCGTTATATGAAAGCTGTCCGTCGGGGCGGCATGGACTACGGAGCATACGAGGAAGGAGAGAAAACAGATGCAGGGAGCAAGAACAGGCAGTCATAGCTATTCCGTTTTGCAGGGAAAAAGTAAACGATGCTATTTTACAGACACAGAAACTGGGCCGTTGGAGCGGCACCATATTTATTTCGGCGCAGGAATGCGACAGATATCAGATAAACACGGATTCTGGGTGTGGCTCAAGCCGGAATGGCACAGAGGAACGTCGGGTGTTCATGGAAGGGATGGGCATAAGGTCGATTTGCGGCTGAAACAGGATTGCCAGAGAAGGTTTGAGGAAACACATACCAGAGAAGAATTTATGGCGATTATTGGGCGGAACTATTTGTCGGACGAAGCAGAACAGAAAAAAACGCAGATGCCTGCGGATACGGGTGAATTTTATTTATTGTAGGAGGTATGAGCATGGGCAAAGGAATCGTATACAGCATTGGGACAGAGGGCTGCCCCTGCTGTGGATGCCAAGAGAGGACTGTCGGTTGCCATGGGACGTGTGAGAGGTACAAGGCATGGAACGGGAAGCGGCAAGCGGAGCGGCAGGAAAGAATCAGAAGGACAAGCATACTGCATGAAGCGGATAAAAGAAAGAGCGCAGCGGTAAGCCATTACAAGAGAAGGGGGAGGCAGGCATGAACAAGGTGATTCTAATGGGGCGGCTGACAAGCGACCCCAAAATGGATTGGACACGTTCAGAGGATTCCAAACAGTACGCCACATATACATTAGCAGTCAATCGGCGGTTCAAAAAGAATGGACAGGCAGATACAGATTTTATCTCCTGCATTGCATGGGGAGCCATGGCGGAGTTTGCAGAAAAATTTATGAAAAAAGGTGCCATGTTCGCTGTTGAAGGGCGGCTGAATGTCAGAAGCTGGGATGATGCCGAAGGGAAGAAACATTGGACAACAACGGTTGTTGTAGAGAATTGCTATTTTACGGGCAGTAAGAGGGATGCAGAGAATAAGCCTGTGGCGGAACAGAGCAGACCCGCAACGGCACCCAATAAGCCTGCAAAGCAGATGGGGCTGGCGGAGCAGGAGGGGTTCTATCCGATTGATGAAAGCGTTGAAGATGATGATTTGCCATTCTGACGCTCAATCATGGTGTTAAACATAGTGCCACATACATAGATAGACTGAATGGAGGAGAAAGTTAATGCTGAAACCGACAGTGAAAGCGGAGGAATTTGAAAAATATGGATTTAGGAAATGCAGAGGCGAATATGGAAAGCATGGTTGTTACTACCTTTGCGTGGCAAGGGGTGTAAAAATGCTTTTTGTCAGTGATGTATGTTTTGATGTGAATGATTGGAAAGACAGTGATCAAAGAATACATAGCAAAGCAAATTGTAAATACAGTGATAAACGGACATATTTGGACATTATTTTCCTGCTGATACGAGACGGAATGTTGACAAGTGATTTTGTGTGAGGAGTGAGAGGAATGAGTGTGGCACTTGAAGAAAAGATTAACCGGTTGAGAGCGGCAGAAAAACGGCTCCGGAAACATCTGTCGGAGGATGAATTTGGAGTGGTCAGAAGAACTGCGGAGGGATTTGGACAGGAAGCTGACTGGCTGGAGGAACTAAAACGCTACAGGGACTTGGAAGAGCAGGGGCGGCTGTTGGTGCTGCCCTGCAAGGTCGGAGATACGGTGTATGAAATCCTCGAAGAAACCGTACCGAACCACTATTTTTATATCAGCGAGCACAAGGTGCAGGATGTATCGGTAAAGGCTGTCAAGTATGCTGACGAATGGGAACCGTATGACTATGAGAACCTGTATTTAACAAGAGAAGAAGCGGAAGCGGCACTGGAGAAAAGGAGGAAAGATAATGGATTTTAACAAGGAATACAGCGAGAAATTTGACGAGTTACGGAAGAATAGAATCAGGGTAAGCTTTCACAAATACGGCTCTGTGGCAGATAATTACGGGAAAGGATTTGTGCAGGCAATTCCAAGTCTGGAGAAGTGTTTGGACAAATATAAAGAGACTGGAAACACAGAATATTTGTGCGATTTGGCGAACTATGCCATGTTTGAATTCATGTATCCACAGCATCCGAAAGGAAATTTTCGTGCAACAGACAGCAGGGAAAGTGCAGGGATTGTTGGGCTGAGTGTGAACGAAGCGAAGGGTATTAAGTCATGGTAAATTTCAGAGAAATTACAGTAGCAGACAGACTGTTTTAAGCAAAAAGAATGAGAGAAAAAACAGGTAAATAAACCATGGGAGAGTACATTTTTTATCGAAAAAAACTGGTAGCTGCCAGAGTAAAAAGAGAGGAAAGGTGCAATCAAATTCTTTCTTTTTTACATCCAAATGACCTGTATTTTTCCTAGAAAATTACGGTTTCTGGAGTGCCAAAACGGGTATTGGCAGTTTGGCATGGGTTTGGCATTTTTTGATAGGGAATATTTCCCGAAAAATCAACGTTTTTTGAGGTTTTGACGAAAATCAAAAAATCCACCTAAAGAAAAAGGGGGTATTAAGAGTTAAAATTACGCGCTGAATAATGACAGAAAAACTGACCGAGGAGAACTAAAAGTTATGGTGAGTTTGCAGATGCTTTAGAATAAGCGGGAAAGAATATTGAAGAAATAAAAATTATGGGAATGAGGGGATGCAATGAAGGACAG